ACAGGTAGTCGATGTTCTCGATGCCATAGGTAACGTCGTGCCCAAGCACGTTCGTTGCCTGCTCTTCGAAGAACGTGCGGAGACTCTGCACACCACTGCCGGTGCGAGAGAGATCGCCCATGGCACTGTGAAGCATCTCCTTGATGTCTTCGGGTCCCCAGCGCTTATCAAGCTCCAGGCCATCGTGCTGAAGAGAAACGGGCTTCCCCGGGTTACGAGTGTACCCAGCACGAGGGTCGGAGCGAGTCTCGAAAACGTTTCGAGTGGTCATTTCCAGTGTTCCTTCCTGACTGTGAGAGAGGTCGCCCTCTTCTTGCTCTTCGGAATGCTCTACGGACGAAGCGTCCTTGTTTGACAAAGCAGTAGCAATCATTTCACGGACGAGGTTCTTCTCGTCTTCGGACATACCGTCCCAAATCGCCGAGCGATCTGCGTGCTCAACGGTTTCCTCATCAGACTCGGCGTCCTCGTCAGACTCCTCCGTCTCTTCGTCCTCCGCGTCCTCCTCAGACTCATCGTCCTCGGGCTCCTCTTCAGACTCCTCTTCAGACTCCTCTTCGGAGTCCTCCACGACCTCTTCCTCACCAACGACGTCACCAGGAGGAACTTCATGCTCGAGGTACTCGCCGATAAAGAGAATCGCGTCGTGCTGGAGCGTCTCGATCTGCTCCGGGTCGTCAGGGTCATCAGGATTGTCGCTGTGAGCGAGTCGGACGTTATCGATCACAGCACCTGAATTGGCGCCAGCAAGGCACAGACTTACCTCCTTGATGCCACCTCCCATGACGTGCTTGATGCCTGCGGCAATCTTCTCTTTGAGCTCGTTTGCCCAAATGGACATCGAGTTCAGATCACCGTTTCCTACAGCAGCCTTTGCGTGCTGACCCTTGGGTGTGTTGTTCATGTAAACATACCCATAAGTCCCAGCACCATCGGGGTGGGATGCGTCACGCTCTTCCAGAAGCACGTGACCCAGAACGTTCTCGACGTCCTTGTGTCCGTGCTGCCAGACAAACGGCACCTTCTGACCGTGCTGGTGCGCAAAGGCTCCAGGATCGATCATTCGTCCGTCGGTGCACACGATCCCCGCCTTGGTCACGTAGCCGCTGAAATCCGGCTCGCGAGTCTGGGTAGACTTTGCAGTCTTACTTCCCATTTTGACGGTTCTCCTTCCGTTTCATCTCAACGGCCGTTCGATGCCGTTTGTGTCGAACTCTTTTCCTTAACTGCTCTCAACTGGGCTTCAACAGTGTTGATAACAGCTCTGGTCTTTGAGATCTGCTCGTCCAAAGTAAGACTGGGAGCAGTCGTAGTGGTCGGCGATGCAGCTTTCTTCGCCTCTCGAGCTTTTCTAGCTTTGGCCAATGACTCTTTAGCAGCTTGTTTCTGAGCAGCCGTCTTCGGCTTATCCTGAGTAGTACTGGTTTTAGTTGTGTCTGTCTTTTTAGTCGTACTACTGCTAGTTGATTTCTTTGCTGACTCAGCCTTCTTCTTAGCTAACAGCTCTCTAAGATGTGCTTTAAGTCCATCTAGTCTCTTAGTGATAGCAGCAACTTGTCGAGCATCAGATGCTGCCTGACGAGCCGCTGCAGAAGCTGCTGAATAATGCCTGGCCGACCCAATTGGCGTGTTAGCATCAATGATTCTTGCCCCCGGACCAATTTTGATTGGCGCTCTCGGCTTTGGACGCCCCTTAAGCTGTCTTTCTCTCAAATACCGCTCTCGACGGGCTACCGGATCGTATACAGCATGGGCGATTACGTCGTCAACACTCATAGACATCAGACATCAATCCCCAATTCTTTTGCTGCGTTGTCGATAGCTTCGTTCATCGCATCAAACAACGGCTGGTTATCATCGGGCGGCGGGAACGGATCTGGCGCATTAGGGTCAATTTGTGAATCTGGTCCACCAACGCCCGCAGCAGCAGGATCACCAGCACCATCAGGCTGATCCTTAATAGGCATGTTAGGGTTACGAAGCATGTTTGCCTGAGGATCAGGATGTGGTTTGTAACCCAGTTTGGGTCGAAGCTCGTTTGCCGTAAGTACCTCGTTACGAATCAGCTTATCGGCGATCTCAGCAATCTGAGAAAGCGGAAGGAGCTGGAATGGATCCCAGAACTTCATGATAGCCTGACCCTGAGTTCGTGCCGTTTTGGTCAAGAAAGATCGATGCATGGCTTGGCGAACCGCATTGTTCAAAGGAGCAATAGTTCGGTTCATATAGTTCAACATCGTCTTCTCATCGGCCGAACCGTTCATGATCTCAGGAGTAAGACCCAGCTGAGTGTAAAGCAGCTGAATAAGATACTCGATCTGAGACATCAAGCTGTTTTCAAGAGGTCTATTAAGCTGAATTACCTTTTCGGTCTGATCGATGTACCCAATTCCAAGAGAACTATTTTCGAGTTGACTTTCAAGAAGCTTATGCCTTTCTTCAGCCTGACGAATCTTCGTCTCTCCACGAACGGTGTAAGGAAGCTGAATGATCATGTCTAGCTTACCACTGGCCGAAGCCTCGTCTACCGTGTCGAGGATCGCCAACTTGCGAACTAGGCGTTGAACCACCGAAGCCCCGTCGTTCATGACAGAATAGAACGGATTATAAACACAAGCTACGAAATCTTTAGGCAGAGTAAGAGGGAATCTCTCTCCAACGTTCTCATCATACACATTGACTCGAACGTGTTTAGGATAGAAGTTCAGAATCTCGCCTACGCGAAGATTTTGAACATCCCAACCGCCACTGACATCTGGATTTATAGTTGTGTCTGTAGGCACGATGGCGATGTATCCATTGTCGAACAAAGAAATGTACACATCGAGGAAGAAGGCAATAGACGCCTGATCAATATTTGCACTGACAGAAAGACACTCGTTCAAGTTGCTCTTGATTGTCTCTTTGTACTGCTCATCATCGTCAAGACGCACGTGTCGAAACTCAACATTCGCAGCATCGACTGCCATACGAGTGTAAATGGCCGTAAGAATGGTTTTGTCGTTCGCGTGTCGCATCTTCGACGATCCATTATTGAAACCCGAACTTGCGCCGTAGAATCTACTGAAGTTCTGTTCTCGAGCAATAGTTGCATCTTGACGATCCGATACAAACGCATTCCAGGCGTGTCGGAGCTGAGCTCCTAGTCGCATTCGTGCCATGAGTCACCTCCTTCCTGTCTCATTCGAACATCTCCTTGTTGAGTTTCCAAGCTACCAAAGCGTCCATGAGTGCAGAAACGTTGTCGATCTTCTCGTCATAGCGCTTCTTCATGAGCTTTCTGTTGTAGTTCGTGTCTTCCTCAACGACAGCATTACCCATGCAGTACTGCATGAGCATTTCGTCGAACAGAAGGAGACGTTCTTCGGCCAGGTCTTTGATCTCGCCAAGAGGAATAGATTCAGTTCGAGCACCCTGTGCTACTTTCTCTACACCAAATGGACCGTTTCGCTGAATCCATTTCTCGACAAACGCTGTTGCGCCATACGGGTCATATCCAAACGATCGAACATCATAGTCGCACTCAAGGATGTGCTTCTCTAGATCGTCATAAATTTCACCATCGATATCCAGCATAGTTCCGTTCATCACATGCAGAGACTTCTCCTCGATGAACTGTTCATACTGAACTCTAGTAGCGCTGGGGACCTTAGCCATCGTTCTTTCGCTAATGTAAGAACGAACCTTCACCCCAAACTTTCCATTTGAAAGTGGGAACAGGAAAGTAAAAGCACAGAAGTCATCGCCCTGAGAAAGGTCGGCACCCATAGAGCAAGGCAAACCCCAGAACTTTCTCTTTCGATGAGGCTCTGTTTCTTCATAAGTGAAGAAGTAAGTAAGACCAGCACGAGGAATTCCAAAGCGTTTGGCGAGAATATCGTTCTGCTGAGAAGGAACCTTCTCGATTCGCTCAACCGCTTTGCTATAAGTCGAATAGGAAACAGTCTTCCCAATGTTTGGCTGCGCCTTAATCCACATGTCTGGGTTCTTGACTTCTTCAAGCTCGTCGAGTTTATAGTGCCAAATCGAAACCTCAGGAGCAACATACTCCCCACGAAGAATATCCTGCAACATCATTTTGATCGTGTCGCCGGGTCCATTACGAGTTGTGCCTTCAGAACTAACCGCGACAATCAACCAGTCTTTGACTTTCGATGCGCCCTGCTCGATAGCTTCGATGACATCCTCACGAATATCGCTTGAAAGCCACTCATCGACCGTGTTGTATTTCGACCGAAGACCCTGAAGCTTGTCCACAGACATTGGACGAACTTCAAGTAGAGAACCCGTCAGAAAATTCTCTACACCCTTCTTAGTTGGAACGAGCTTCTGTCTAAGAGCTCTAGGTCCTGTCGTGTTCTGTAAAGATCCTTCAGTAAGAAGCTGAAAGTAAGGTCCTCGCGCGCGTGTAATGGACGTACGAATTGGTCCGATAATTTCTTCAGCCTGCTTCATTGTTGGAGCTGTAGTCACTTGATGAGTCGTTGCTTTGTCCACATTCAAACCATAAGATTGAATACAGGACTCATAAAGAGACTTCGCAGCACCTCGAGCGACAATGAGATACTGTTTGTTGATGAGACGATGCTTGATTCTCCTCTTTTCCCAATGCCCACCCTTGCCGTCAGGATTCTCTACGTACTCTTCACCATCTTCAAAGTAGTACCAACCAAAGATCTGCTCAGCCCACACTTTAAATGTGTCGAGAAGAACCAATGGAGATCCATCAGTAAGAGTAAGCTCGTCTTCACAGTATCTAACAAATCCCTCAACCTTAAAAGGATCGTAGTAGACGCGGGGGCTAGCGATGAGTGCTTCAATGCGTTGCATCTCCTGAAGAATCTCTCGGCAAACCGGAAGATCCCCGGACATGACCTGCTCACGGAACTCGCCATAGTAAATAGGCGTGGCCCTGTTATCCAAACTCATCGCTAACCCTCCCTCCTACTTCTTCTTCGGCTTAAGACGAGAAGCAACTTCGGTAATCCCCTTACCCAGAGCCGGATTAGTGTCGCTTACCTTAACTCCAGCCTGTTTAAGTGCTGCTTCAATTGCAACGTCAATTGCCTTGTTGGCTACTCGATCAAACTGTCGAGAAGTCTGTTTTTTGACAAACGACTTGATAAAGCCATCAGCCTTAGCCTTGTCCTGAGCCGACATCTTAGCCAAAGATCGTTCAAGATCATCCTGAAGCTGAAGACGTCGAGTAAAGTCCTGAATGTCTCTATTAGACAAGGATTTCGTTCCGCCCGTTGCAAGTTTGCTAGCAATTCGATCTTGAACTATCTGATCAGCAGAGCTCTGTCGAGGCTTAAGATTAGATTCTCGAGCTGCCGTCAGATCCATTGCTTTCGTGCCGGTGAGCTTATCCTTCAACGACCTCTTGACAAGCCCTGTAGAGGGGTCTCTAGGCCGTCTGACACCCCATTTCTGGCCCTTGACTCCATGGTGTTTAGCGTCATTGATCGTCGATTCAACCACAGCACTCATACTGTCGTGTTTGAGCATGTTGTCTGTAAGAAACTGCGACATTTCAGCAACGCTGTCACCAAAGGAACTGAGCGGATATTCAATTCGTTCATCGTTCCACCACACAGCTAGACGATCAAACTGAATCCGGAAGATAGACCCCATGAGAGAACGAAGCACTACCTCCTCTGTGAAATCAGGAAAACCCAAAGTCACATGTGGAATGAAATTAGGATGCTGCGCGTTGTTCGAAAGATAGTCTTTAACTTTCGGATTCATCATAAATAGATTCCGAATTTGAGAAAGATTCCTATCAGACAACATCGCTACCAATGCTGGAGGATTATCTGAACCGAGCCGTTGAACATCTCTTACAATTTCTGAGAAGAACGACACAACACTTGCCGCCTGTGCTGCTGAGTCTGTAAGAGTCTGTTTTGCATCTGCAGGAAGAGACGAGGTCTCTCCAAAGAACAGTAGCGTTGCGTGTTTCTCTTCATCGCCAACTAGACGAATAGGATCCAAAGGCGCAGGAAGCGCCACGATTGCTGCTTTTGTGTCTGCCATGGTGCCTCCTTTCTAGCCCCAAACGGAAATGTGACGATCTTTCAACGTAACTGCCGCGAACGATCCCTGCGCATTGAACTTAAGAGCGATGGTTTTAGACCCACCAGAAGCAAAGACCAAAGGGATCATAGGAATATGAGCCGAGTAGTTGTTCCCGTCATCCACAGCAGCCATGCTTCCTGCAGCAGCACTAGGCCATAGCTGACTTCCAGAAGCATCCGAAATCACAAGACGGTTTGAGTGAGTACCATTCCAGCTCGCGAAACCAGAAACGTAAACGGTCTGAGCTTGATCAAGCGTGAAAGTTACTGTAAGAATAACCGAGTTAGTTCCCGTGTCCAAAGCGCCAGTAGACACTGAGGTTGCCAAAGATGCTTGTCCCAGAAGACGCATAATTTGAGCAATCGTACCGGCAGAAGATTTCATCTTCGGCAGATGATCGCTTGAGTCTACATACACTCTCTGACGACCCGAAGATGGGCTGGCGGGTGCTGCTTCTTCAACCAAATCCAGATCAGGAACACGAGGATGACCCGTAAACGCAGGACTAGCTAGTGGAGCAACATCTGTCCACGCAGTATTGTAGTCCGTTCCATCAATCTTCGTAGGAGCTTGACCGGCGCTTCCTCCTGTTGGAAGTCCAGGCCCCGCAGGTCCCGTAGCACCCGTTGCGCCAGTCGCTCCGGTGGCACCAGTTGCTCCCGTAGGTCCAGTAGCTCCCGTAGCACCTGTCGGACCGAGAAGACTACCTTGGACAGAACCCCACGCACCAGACGTCTTCGGGCCGTAGTAATCACCGTTCGAACGAAGATAGTAATCACCGTCGGCTCCTAGTCCGCTTGCAGGAACACCAGATCCTGTATACCATTTTGATCCGGCAGCCCCGGCAGGGCCTGTTGGACCCGTAGCACCATCAGCCCCAGCAGGACCGGCCGGACCAGTAGCGCCAGTCGGTCCCGCGGGACCTGTATCTCCTGTGTCACCTTTAGGACCCGTAGGTCCTTGGGGTCCAGTCGGACCAGTAGGACCTTGGTCTCCTGTATCTCCCTTCGGACCTGGAGCTCCATCAGCGCCATCAACGCCATCTGCTCCATCAGCTCCAGGCGGTCCAGCCGGTCCCGTATCTCCTGGGGGACCGGCAGGACCGGTAGGTCCCGTAGGACCCTGGATTCCCTGAGGACCGGTGTCTCCGGTATCACCCTTGTCTCCCTTCGGACCAGCGGCACCTTGTGGGCCACGACCCTGGTCGACAACAATTTCCGCAGGAGGCGGAGGCGGACTCACAATTAGTGTGATCGAGCTCATACAGCGCCTCCTTTCAGAGGTTTTTAGTTGTCAGAAGTCAGGTAAACAGACTGAACATCAAGAGAAACCGCAGCAGCATTAGCTCCGTTACCATAGAAGAGATGCCAAGCGAGAACCGCACCAATGGCTGGAAGAGTTGTTGTTCCAGTTACGGGTGTTGACACGCCCGCGTATGCTCCATCGTTAAGTCTAGTAATGGAGTAATAAACTTGTTGTCCAGCTCCCGACGGTGCAAAGAGCGCAACTTCATAGAAGTTGATTCCACCACCGCTCGAACATGGGAAGTTTGCGCCTAGGTCAACTGAAGTACCCACAACAGTACCTGCGGTAATGAAGTGTATCGTGGTCATGCCTGGATCCCAGTAAAAACCGATCTGATTTAAACCAGCTCCGGGATTAGACCCAGCAGGATAAGCAGATATCGAGTTGTTTAGACCAATAAACCCTCTGTTGTTTGCGGCCGCAGTACCCAAACCAAAACGGCACACAAAGTGGAACCCACCATCATTTGCTGTTGAAGAAAGATACACATCTGATGCATTAGATCTTACTTCTCCAGCAGTTCCTGCTACTGCCGTCGACGAAACACGAAAACGCTTTCTACCGTTGTAGAAACTGGTTGTAGATACAGTCTGACTAGTTGGACTTGTGCCTCCAGCATTCAGAACCGTAACAGCCGTTCCAACAACCGAGAATGTGTTTGACGCGTTGATGGCTTCAACCAACGAATACGAATTCGAATACAAAGCATCTTGAAGACGAGAATCTTGACCTGAAGGACCAACATAAGCAAGAGTAGCCCGTGCTCGCCGTCTTGCGAACAAGGTAACACCAGCCGAAGGAGTACTCGGGTTCGTGCTTGTAAGTTCGCTATTCAGAATATTCGTAGGACTAGAGTTGTTTCCAGCACTATCTACGAAAGCGACAGTTGCAGGAGAACCTCCACCAGTCTGCCAGTCTTGCAAATGGCCTGTCTGACCGCCCGACGCCCCAGTAATCGTAAGAGGAACATTCGCACCAGCAGCTGATTGCAGTTTAGTGTTATCTGCGCTGGTATTCAACAATGAAGGAATCAGAGGCATTGGTGCATAGCTGCTTGGTACTCGACCAAACTCCAGCTGAATATTGTCCCAATACACGGTTCCGTTAGGCGCATAAAGACGAACTGTTAACTGCGTACCATCAGGCGTGATCGAAACCCATTGACGCACCCAGACACCAGTCGCCACGCCAGTCGTAAGATCCGTTGTAAGGGCGACTTTTACTCCGGCCGAGTCTCGAACATAGAGAGATCGGTTGCCGTTGGCACCACCAGTCGGATTTGTTGGAACATAACGCCACCCAGAAATACAATAAGTAAATCCAGGAATGACAGTAACCGTTTGTGAAACAAAGTTGTCAGCGCCTGTGGTGTTGCTAACGAGCTGAATCGACTGTAGACCTGGAGGAACAAATAGACCCGCCCCGGTCTGAGGCGTAGCTGTTAACGTTCCAGAACCAACGTTTCGAGGCCAGTTCGCAAAACCTGCAGTCGCATCGTAGCTCTCACCAGAGGAGTTAAGCAACAGGTTACCGCCGCCAAGAACATCATTCGTATCTAGTAGCTTCTGTTCTGCAAGTGTCGAGCTACGAAGGTAGATCCCACTGTCCGATTTGCTGTAAAGGCTCGTAAGCCCTGCGGCAGGAGCACTTGGAGTCGCAGCCTGCCGCAGATCCATAACTGAACCGATAGGCTTACCCATCAGCCAATCACCACGACCCTAAGAGCGTTGGCAGCGTAAGCAACATCTGCTGTTACGCCAACACTGTTAGCGTCGATTACTCGCCAGCTAAGAACCTCTTCAAAGTTCGTCGAAGCGTTGCGAAACTGTGCGATGACGTCGGTTGAACCCAAGCTGTGCGTGATAGTAAGCTCAACACCGGCGGTAAGAGCACCCAGCGTAGCCGCATACTTACCAGTTGCGCCAATCGTCGTACGAGCACCAGCAGGAGTAGTAGCACCGACACCACCATTGGCCAGAGGAAGCGTACCGGTTACCTTAGTAGTAAGGTCGATACTTCCAGCCAACATAGCATTTGTGACACCAAGAGCCTTGATTCGAAGAATATCGGCGTTGATTTCAATCGAGCTGTTGTCAACATTGACATCGAAAGTCGAACCGGTCAGAGTAAGACCGTTTCCGCCAATGTAAGCAGCAGAACCCGAGAACTGAACAAAAGTCAACGAAGTACCGGACGCACCACCAATAGTGATCGGAGAAATCGTGGACAATACCCAGCCAGTAGCGGCCTGAGAGCCTTCCTCCACGAAGGTAAATGCGCCAGGAGTAACCTCTGCATCCTGGTCGAAGTCTGTTGCACGATCCCAAACGCCGTTAGCACCCGTACCAAGAGTAGTAACAACCCAGATACCATTCTGAGCACCCGTAGTCTGGTTCTTGAGCAGAATTCGGTTACCGGCAGCCAAAGTCACACCGTCAAGCGTGTTAGGAGCGGCAGTGATCTGACCACGACCCGAAGTACCACCAGTCGCGCTGTAAGTTACAGACACATTCGCAGTAGATGCTGCTCGAACACTCGCTTTCGGATCCAAACCAGTAGCTACAGAATCGACATAGCCCTTCGTGGCAGCATCAGTTGAAGATACCGGCGTTGCAAGGTTGATGATCTTCTGACTAGAAGCCGTAATGTCACCGGTGGAAGCGTTAGCGGCTGCAATTGCGGCCAAAGTAACGCCCGAGTTAAGCTTAGCAATGGTAATCGCACCAGCAACAACAGCAGTAGCCAGCGATCCAGCCGATTTTGAAATGTCACCAGTGTATGCGCCTACACCAAGAGCACCCGCGGTAAACGCGAGATCTGCGGCAAGAGTTGCTTCCTCAGGACTACCTGATCCTGCGCTATAACGAGCAAGAATTCGGTTCGTAGCCGAAACATCCTGCATCTTCGCGTAAGTAACAGCCTTTGCGGCGATTGCGGTAGCCAGAGCGCCAGCAGACTTGCTGATGTCACCAGTGAATGCGCCCAACTGCAAAGCACCACCAGAGAAAGCGTGGTCCGAAGCAAGCGTAATCTCTTCAGGGTCGCCAGCGCCAGCCGAAAAACGACCAAGAAGTCGGTTCGTCGCTGTGACATCCTGCATCTTGGCATAGGTCACGCCATTGTTGGCAAGTTCCGGAGTACCGACAGCCAGAGCAGCGATAGTCGGGTTAGGATAAGTACCTGCCAGAGATCCACCAGCAGCGCCGCCGGAAAGAATGGCACCTGTCTGACTGGCAAGAACCCAAGCACCATTCTCTCGAATGTAAAGCCTGTTTACAGTCGTGTCATACCAAAACTGTCCATTTACAGGAGAACTCGGAGCAGATGCTGTTGCTGCTGACTCAGCGACCAGTCCCAAGACGGGAATTTTCGCAAAGTCTTGTTGTGAACCGACTCGCTTAGCCATATCAACTCCTAAATCTAGTTAAAGACACGGGCATACCCGGTCATTGGATAATACCAAGTTACCCGAATGTTATTGGAGTCGATGTAATCGACTTCAGCGTCAATCTGGTCGTCATTTTGATCGAAAGTCTCAACAACGAGAGCTTTGGTATTCTGTCCATGAGGTAGATCCCAGACAGTAAGTGGAGATGCAAAGGAAAAAGTTAGATCAACCCCTCCTCCGCCGCTTCCTCCTCCAGGAGGGCCCGGTGGACCCTGAGGGCCTGGAGGTCCTTGAGCCCCTCTTCCGGTATCTAAAATAAGAGTGATACCCGAACCACTCTCTACAATTTGAAGACTCATCGGCTGTAGTCCCCCTGTGGCTCGACGGGACCTCCCAAGATTGTCTCAGG